AGGCGGGTGTGGTGCCGTAAGCTGGGCCGTAGTGTGCCCCGAAGTATTCACCACCCAGAATCTGCGTGGTAGAATCCCAGAAGAACGAAGCGCCTGCCAAGAAGTTGTAGGTTCCAGTCGCCGCTGTTGTGGTTCCGGCTACCGAGAAGAGAGCAGCCGAAGCGGAAACGAGGGCGGCGTTTCCACCTGTACCAGCAGCCAGCGCGGTTGCCATAGTAGCCGCAGAACACTGATATACGTTGATAGTTGGGGCCACAGAGCAAGCGCCAACCGATACCACATACCGGCCTTGAATCTCTAACGCGAGGGGGTGACCGTCGAAGCTGGACGAACTAAAGAATGGAGACGCCCCGCGATCCTCGCCGGTACGACCAAAGTTGTTCTCCAGCGCCGCCGCGTTCCGGTTAATGTCAAGCGGAGTTTTGGTTCCGATTACCGAAGTCTGAAGAGGGACGCTGGCAAAGTACGGAAGGTTAGTTCCGGAGTCGGTCTGAACCTGGAACAGACCAGTAGAGGCCGAACCTGAAGTTGCTGTCACGGTTGCGAAAGTGTTGCGTGTTGTGCCGAATCCGGCAGAAGAGAAGGAATCAGAGTTCATTTTGTGTCCTTTGTTGGTTGGTTGCCTTGTTCGGCTGTTGAGGTCATTTCGGCCATAAGCCCGAAATTATGTTATTGTCTCCGCGTGGGAACCCGGAGCCTTCAGGGGTTTGAAGATGGGCTCGGCGTCGAGCTTGCTCCCGTTAAAGAAAACAGCGATGGCACCTCCAGGCTCCACTAGAAGGGCGGTATGCTTCCCCTTCAGCAAAGTACCAATTTCATGGATTATACTACTGTGCGCAACAATTAACGGGGGAACCCCGCACTTGGAAAACAACTCTACTGCTTCTTGCAGGCACGGGCCAATTCTTTGCTTGAAATCGTTCAGAGATTCTCCGCCGGGGATTGGGGTATCGGGGTCATCCAAGTATGTTTGAAGGTTGGCTTCGGACTCGGGAGTGCGCTTTGTGCCGCTAAACTCGCCAACATCGAGGGCCCGCAAAACCGCAGAGGCGTGCACCCGAGCGTTCTCGACTTCGGCTATGATGTCGGCTGTCTGAGTTGCTCTTTGTTTATCGGAGCAAAAGATGTGAGAGATTTCTATTGGCGCAAAAAGCTCGGCCAGTTCCCGAGCCTCTTTTACGCCCACCGAATCGAGGGGCGGGTTTGCTTGCCCTCTGAACGAATTCGAGGCGTTCAAGGCGGTTCTGCCGTGTCTGGCAACGAAGCAGACCGCAGTTCCTTTAGGGATTTTCAGCGGCATTTGGCTCTCCAAATAAGTTTTTGGTGGTAAACTCAGCCACCATCGGACCTGGGCCCGGCTCGGGCGCGGGATACTCAAACTGAAGTTCTCCCATTTCAGCCTCTAGTTCCCGGACAAACTCTCGCAGGTCTTCGTGTTCGGCGTAGGGGGACTTTCTCACGAGAAGCAGTTCGACCGCGAACTTCCGGTAGTCGTGGGGAGCACAATCGTTGCGTGCCACATCTCGGAGGATCGAATCAGTAAGATGTCGCAAGTGGGCGTAGTGGTCGTCGAGCGGGTCTGCTAGGGTCATGGATTTCCTTGGTCCTGGGAACGGACGAGAATAGTGTAAAAGTGCGGGCCGATGAACTCTCGGTTTTGGACCGACGTTGCCCGGTTCGGCTTCTGAGCAGCCAAGCAGGGAGATCGTCCGTTGCTTAACCAACTCGTCGTCCTTACCTGCCGGAACAATCTTGCCTCCGCTCTAGGGCTAGTAGAGAAGCGGTTCGACTCCTGCTGAACAACAGCCCGCTGGAAGTCCATTAACTGGACTAAACTTGAAGGAGCGGGGGTCGGAGAAAGGAGAGAAGCCGACCCCCGTGACCGCCGCGAAAAGGAGGAGTAAGGCGGCGGTCGATCTTGATTTAACTTACTCTAGTAAATTCGTGCTTACCCCGGATATTGGCGTGGAAGAAATCCCCATGACTATCCGCTTCTCCGAAGGCTACGGCTTTGTCTTGGGGAACTTGGTGATATGCGTATTTTCCGCCAGAGTTTAGCGTCAGGGTAAGGCGCTGGGCTTGCGGGTCATACGTGGCCGCCCGTACTTGGGTGCTCGGCTTCAAGCGCATGGGGATGTCAGCCATCTACTTGACCTTCGCTAACCTTGGGTTCTTCGATTTAGCGGATTTGCTTGCTCCGCGAGAAGCAGAAGCTAGTATCGCTCCGGCAGACTCTTTGCTGTGGCCGGACGCTTCAATCTTTTTCTGGACTGCGGCAAAACCTGGGTGCTTCTGTGCCATGTTGTCTCCTTGAAATAGCCCCGCGTGTTGAGGAAGGGGCCGGAAGTCGGGGGGAAACAGAACGTAGTGCTCGTCCATTATCCGGGCTCCTTTATGTCGGCCCCGAAGACCAAGTAGGTCAGAAACCCGAAGCAAACCGCCAACCCGAGTATCGTGAGGAAGAGGCGCATTACTTTTTCTTCGGCTTCTTCTTGGTCTTGGGCCTGGGTTTGGTTCCGTAGTAGACAGCAGTTGTGTTGGGGAGGGCGGCGGACGTTACTGCTGAGGCGGGGCTGGCTGGCATGTGGGCTCCAAAAGTTTTTCTGCTTCTTCGAGATATTCTTCGCACTGAGAACAAGTACAACCGCAATCTTCGTCGAGCCAAAGGTGGACTAGGAAGCGGAATCGCTCGGCGGCTGACTTGTATTTTTCAAGGTCGGTCATGCAACTCTCCCCCAGGTGTCCAACCAACGGCAAACCAGGTCAACCGGAAAGAACTTAACATCTTTCGACGGCTTGCGTCCTGATTCCCAAAGAACCATCCCATCCGGTGTTGTGGCCCTCTCGCTCAGATGTTTTCCTTCTTTGGTGTAACGATCAACAATGTTCACGTAAGGAAGCGTCCTAAGATCAATCGAATCAGGCATTTGGGGCCTCTTGGAAGGAGTCGGCGGGCGGTACAACTTTCTTTTTGGTGGACCAAAATCTTTCGGCTCGTGCCTTCTTTACCCCTTCGCTTCGTTTCTTCTTTTCCTCTTCAGACATAGGGCCGAGAACAGTCCCTTTTTTCAACCCAACAGAAGCAGCGTGTCTTCCTTCTGCATACGCTAGTTTCAAGCTTGCGCTAGTCTTTGCCCTAGATTCTTCTCTTTGGGTTGTTCCCAATTTATGGTTTCCCGTAGACCCTTTGGAAATGTTCGCCCGGCCCTCGGGGGTGTGGTGCTTGCCAAAGTTGGCGGCGGACATCCGGGTGGCGTACTCCGGGTCTTCCCATCTTTCCTTGCACTTCTCACCAATCTTTTGTTTGGTTAAATCGGTCGGCATACTTCCATCGCCGCCATGTGTTCCATTATATCCTTTGCAAGAATCTATAGATTCTAAAGCAGCGATCCATTTTCTCTCGGACTCGTTTGCTTGCTCCAGGGTCTCTACTTCCTCAACAACTTCGACGGAAAATACCTCTTCTCCGTGCCCACGAATTGCTCGGTAGAAATAGTTGTCAACTCCCTTTTTGGAGCAAGATTTGTGTTGGGCCCATCTTTGGGAAACGCCTTTGCTAGTTTGCCCAACATAGGTTTTTCCGTTGTCTTGGTTGGTTACAACATAAATCTCATACATTTTGCTCATCCTTAACATGAGGTTTGGGCTTCCGGGGCTGCGGTTAAGGCGCAACCCCTTTAGCCGTTGATTCGAATCTAGTTACATTATACCACACTTTCGTGTGGTTGCAACAACTATTTTCGAACTATTTTCAGTACAGCTAAAGCACGTAGAATCACGAACTTGAGGTCTGTGACTGGATTCTCCGCAAGGTCATCGTGCTTCCTGGCACGGTATGTTGCTCATTCTACGTTGTTTAGAATGGATTAGCTCATTTCTGGCTAATTCATACGGTTGGTTGTTCCCGTATGGTCGGACTATTGCATGTCCTTTCGGACCCACTTCGCTTAGTCTCTCAGCCTGCTTTCGCTTGGCCCTCCTTGGCATTTCAGCGTCGGAGTCAATCAGAAGTGGTTTATCCTGCGCCCGTATGTTAACGCAGTGTGTTCGTATAACGACTTTTCTGTTATCGTCCATTATCTGGACAGATCGGTCATTTCTGCCGACCTCTCATACTTATGGTTCGTATGAGAACGGACTATCGCATCCCCTCTCGGGGTCCTCTTGTTTAGTCTCTCACGGTGCTTTGCAGCTTCCGCCTTGTTGCCATTTCAGGGTTCAAGTCAATTAAAGAGGATTTAGACAACGCCAGTTTTACTCAACGTTGTAGCTTACCCATCCACCGATTTGACGGGCCGGATCACTTGAGCTTCCCTGCTCAGGAGCCGACTGAATATACAGCTTATAGTTCTTGCTGTTATCATTCGGGTTTTTCCCGCTTGCTGTTACCATCCATTATCTGGACGACTAACTCATTTCTGGTTAGTTCACTTAGTTACATTCCTAAGTGGTCGGACTATTGCATGATCCATTTTATGGACCCCTCTTCGTTTAGTCTCTCACGGTCTCTTTCGAGTTCCGCCTCGTTGGCATTTCAGCGTTCGAGTCAATTAGAAGAAGTTTTCCATCGCCGATTACGCGGCGAGGTCCCCGGAGTTAAGGAACACAGAGAAGATCGCGTCTTCACCGAAAATATAAGTGTTGTAGAATGTGTTGCCACTTATAGTCACGGTCGGAGCAGTCGTGGTTTGCTTGAACGTTACGCCAGCAAACGAGATAACATCCTCGTTCTTCGGCAGTTCAAACAGCATGGAACGCATACCTTCGTCACGCTTGATAATGTCGGTCAGACCATTGAAAGACGTGTCGTTCAGGATGTCGCGGACCACGCTCGGGTGGATGATGCCCCCGAATTTGTTGTCCACGAGAGGACGTGCGTTTACGGCAATCAAGGACTGAGCAGCGGAACGAACGTTGTTAGCTGTCAGGTAGGAGCCGTTTGCAAGTTGAATGTTGACCAGGGAATCAATCGCAACAGCCGAGTCAGCGGTAAGCTGGACAAGGGTGTTGAGGGTGAGGGCCAGGCGGTAGTT